ATGGAGAATCAATGGAAAATAATTTAGATATAAATAATTTAATACAAGCATTTTCAGAAAAAGTAGGTCAACTTAGTACTGATTTAGTTGTAAAAGATGCGTATATTCAGCAATTGAGTAAGGAAAACGTTGAGTTAAAAAACAAAATACTAGAAAAAAATACATTAGAAAAAAAGGATAAGTAATGTCAGAAAATATTGAAGTTTACGATACTGAAGAAGTAGAAGAGCCAAAAGTTAATTTTAGTATTGAAATTAGTATTTCAAATCAAAATCTACAATATAGAAGTGACTTTAACGAGGGAGAAACAATTTTTTGGCTTGAGGCTGTTAAAAGTTTAATTATTAATAATACTTTTAATAAAGTTAGCCTTAACCAGGAATCCTAAGTTATAAAAATTAATTTTTAAAGCTACTATATATATAGTTTTTTCTAGGAGCATATTATGGCAGTTACCGATTATTTACCCTTTCGGCAAATAGAAAACATTCCAAAAAATAATATAGTAGCAAAAGTTTTAAGTTCCGATGAACTCAAGGGTATAGGGAAGGCCATGAAGGTGGCATCCCTTGCCCTTGGTTTTCAAGGGAATGCGTTAACCTATTCAAAAAGAGCATCTTTCGAGCCAGCACCTTATGATTTTAATAGGATTATACAAGCTGTAGACACTGATTCGTATGTTAAGCAGGCTATAAGTAAATATAAGGAGCTTTTCTGGAAAGAAGGATGGGAAATAGTAGGAGAAAACCCTGAAGCTGTTAGATATTTATATCAAAGAATAGATTACATGGAAATGGCAATGAAAAGACCATTTCTTGATTTTTTGATCGAAGCTTCGGATCAAATTTTCAAATTTGCTAATGTCTTCATAGTTAAAGCAAGAGGAGATATTGGTGAATACTTTCCCTCTAAATTAGAGTCGATGACTGGATCTCAGCCAATCGTAGGATATTATCTAATTCCTACTGAGCAGGTAAGAATTTTAAGAGATAAGCACAATAGACCAAGATCATATCAACAAGAGACTGACCCTTTAACTTATAGTCCAAATATAAATGACCCAGTTTGGGCAGCGGACAGAGTGATACACATAGCCGTGGACAAGAAAACTGGCAGAGCTTTTGGTACTCCTTTTTTGTCAAATGTTTTAGATGACGTTGTTGCACTTCGTCAAATGGAAGAAGATATACAAAATTTGGTCCACCGTGAGTTATTCCCGTTGTATAAATATAGAATAGGAACAGCGGAGCAGCCAGCAGAGCCAGATGAAATTATGAAAGCTGCATCAGAGATAGAATCTATGAGATCTGAAGGTGGGCTCATACTACCCTACAGGCATGATATAGATGTCGTTGGAACTGGCAATTCTACACTTGATGCGACTAAGTATGTCGAACACTTTAAGGAAAGAGTTGCCGTTGGGCTTGGTGTGGCCCCGCATCACCTTGGAATGATGATGAATGGCGGAAACAGATCTGTTACCGAGAGGTTGGACACCGCTCTCTATGATAAAGTTAAACAATATCAAAAAATATTTGCTGAGATGGTAAGGGTTCATATATTTAATGAGCTATTATTAGAGGGTGGATTTGATCCTATCGCTAATCCTACAGAACAAGGAGTTTCAGATCGATGCTTTTTTAAGTTCAATGAGGTGGATGTTGATACTCAGGTTAAAAAAGAAACGCATATTATACAAAAGTATGTTAATTCTCTAATAAGTATAGAAGAAGCAAGAATGCAACTCGGCATAGATCCGACTGTTGACGAAGATAGGCTTTTTACGGGCATGCAAGCTAAGTCACAAATAGATATGATCAAAGTCCAGCAAAATATGGCACAAACAAATACGTCAAATTCTGATAGCGATAAACAGCAGTCGTCTTCTGGTGTTCAGAGAAATATGGCTAATAACAGAAGGGGGCCTGGAAATATCATCAGGCCTGGTAATCAACAAGGTAGGAGAAATTCTCCTGATATCAAAAGAAGGGATTCTAATTTGTTATTAGCAGTTGAAAGCTTACTTGATGCGGAGTATACTGTTATAGATATTGACGAAAGTGAGAATTGTAATGAACAAGATTAAATTAACCAATCCCGCACATGTAAGGTATTCAGGTGGCGATGACGCTGTCAGGGCTCTTAAGTTGGCTATAGGTAATGGGCAAGCTAGATTAGCCCTAGAGATAATTCCTGATATTGTAGATGGCCTCATAGAGGCTTTAGAATATGTGTTAGAAAATTCTAATATTGATAGCGAATCAATAGATGAGTCAAAAAATGTAAACAAACCCGTTTCAAATTCGCAGACACAAAGTAAAACAAGTCAGAAAAAAAATAATTCTTCTACACAAATAGAAGAAGGTATAAATAAAGATCAATGAAATTAATCCTGGCTTGTCCGATATACAAAAGAGACTGGATACTCCCTGATTGGATTAAGTGTATACTTAGTCAGTCTATTGATATATCTAAAATAGGTTTTATTTTCGAGTGTTCAGAAAATGATAAAAAAACTATAGAAATACTTGAAGCTTGGAAAAAGTATGACTCTAGAATTCCATATTTTAATATAAAAATTCGTACAGACATTCCTCATTATGAGCATGAAGAAAATAAGAGAAGCTGGACAATAAGTAAATATGAAAATATGGTAAGCCTTAGGAATTCTATACTAGAAACCGTAAGAGAGGTATCTCCGGATTATTATATGAGTCTAGATTCCGATATATTAATGGTTAATAATTCTACCTTAGAATTATTGATAGCACACGTAATGCAGGGAGCAGACGCTGTTAGTCCTTTGATGTACATGACTCCAGTCGGCACTAGGTATCCAAGTGTTATGACATGGAGGGAAAGTGATCCTTCTATGGCATATAGAGAGTTAAATTATGATATAGGATCTTATTTTAGGGCAGATGTTATCATGGCTGCTAAAATGATGTCTAAAAAAGTGTATAATAATGTTGATTATTCGGTGCATAGGCAAGGTGAAGATGTAGGATGGTCCCTATCTTGTAGGGATAAAGGTTTTAATCTTTACTCTGCATCGTATATATATTGTCCGCATATTATGTCTAGGTCTATGTATAGTGCCTATCGTGCGAATGGGGATTCAAGAGGTAGTTCTAACGTATATCATTTGGTATAAATTTATATAAATTTGTTCAATGTTATAAAAATAAATTTACTATAAAGAAAGAGTTCAATTTAACGAGGTTTATGATGTCATTTGACTTTATTGAAAGCTTTACAGTCGAAATGCCGAGTGTTAAAGAGGTAGATTTTGATTTTTCTGAATCTTTTAACAGTAAGCACGGCTTAATAATTGAAGTGGCGGCAATACATGAAGGGTTGACCTCCAATTACAATAATTATTCAGCAGAGGAATTGGAAAAAGCGCTTAAATCTTGGGTTGAGCCTTATCCTAAGCCAATTATATTAAATCATGATTTGAACACAGAGCCTATTGGAAGGGTGATCGCTGCCAGAATGGACAAGGAATCTGACGGATCTTCTTTCGTAAGGCTTCAGGTCGCAATAACAGATCCAGTAGCTGCACAAAAGGTAATGGATAAAAGATACTTGACTGGATCAGTTGGAGGAAGGGCATCCAGAGCTGTATGCAGTATTAGTGGAGAAGATCTAGCCCAGCCAACAGAGTCTGGAAGACCAAAAGCACCAAAGTTTAGAAGAGGTCAAGTTTATAAGGGTAAACTGGCATATATCGATATGCAAGATATTTCTTTTAAAGAATATTCTTTTGTTAATCAGCCAGCAGATCAGAAATCTGGAGTTAGATCAACAAAGCATTCGGACGGTGATACCCCAGTAACAGCTTCTGACGATTGGGTTGCACGAAGTGCCGCATTTGTGCTTCATATGGATGATGAGGATATTATTTCATTGCAAGAAAACGAATCTATTCTAAAGAACATGAAAAAGAAAGACTCTAAAACTGTTTATTTACAAACAAAAGGAGCTTTTCTATCTGCGATTGCTGTTCATGAAAGTGAAAGTGATAATAACATATCAAATTCATTACTATCTAGTGAAGATTCAGAAACAGTCAACTCTGAGGAGAATTTAATAATGGATAATAATACCAAAGAAGAAGATATTCTCGCAGTTGCCACTGAGCTAAGTCAAGATCTTTCAAATATGGCCTCCTCAAAAGAAGAAGCTAAAGATGAAGGTCAGGCATTAGAAAAAGAGGCTATTGAGGAATCTTCAGAAAAAGAGGTTGCCGAGAGCAATCAAGAAGTCGAACAGATATCAGAGCAAAGCGAGCAGCAAGCTGACGATACCGTTGAACAGAGCTCATCTAGTGATTCAGAAGAGTCAGAAGTACAAAATGTAGATTCTGAAGACCCTGAAGAATTAGAAGAGGCATCAACTGATAAGGTTGATGAAGTTCAAGAAGAGGTTACGCAGGACAGTGATCTCACCACAGTCCAAAGTAGTGATGAGCAGGATACTGCGAAACTAACAACTCAGGTTGCTCTTCTTGAAGAAGAAATTTCATCTTTAAAGGATGAAAATTCAAAACTTAAGAGTGCTCTACATATGACTCTTGTCGAAAGAGTTGTGGATACAAAGATTTCTCTTGGTTTAGCTGAACAGTCTGATAGAGATGGCATGATTGAAGCTCACGCCTCAAGAACCGCGTCATCTTTGGCAGATCTTCTGAGAGATTTAGCTTCATTTTCAGTAAAAACTGGTAAAAGAACTAAAGATTTTTTAACTTCAAATGAGTTTGATGTTGATAATATGGTTTCTTTTAATGAGGAAAACGTAAAAACATTAGATGAAGAAGTTATTGAGAAATCTAATCCCGCTGATTCTTTTGAACAAGTTCTAGTAGACACCCTTATGGGTAGACGTAAACTCTGACAAATAAGGAGAACATAAAATGAGTTTAGCAAAATTCCGCAAGGTACATAGTAAGACTGGCGCAGGTCGCTTTGTCGTCTCAGAGGGTGTCGCACCAAGTGCCTACCTTCTCCCCGATCCAGGTCTTCCAACTTGGTATTATGATAGTGAAGACGATCGTTTTGAGATTGTTATCACTAAAGGCACCATTCTTTCGGTCGTCGCCGATGCAAACGGCGATGCCCGTATTGTCCCAGCTAACGGCACAGGTTCAGCCGTAAACTGGGGTGACACAATGAGCGGCTGGGATCCATTAGATGGAGCTACTCCCAGCAGTACATCTGGTTCAACCGATACGGTCCAAGTGCCTGCGCGCTCGGTCCCAATCGGCTGTGCTCAGTATGATCTCTACAGACCCTTTGATAAGGGTACATCTCAGGGTGCTGGTTTCATCACCCATGGTTACGTAGAGTACCCGATGGTTGAGGGTTTAAATGATGTCCTTGCCGTTGGTGATGCAATCCGAGCGGACCATATGGGCCGTCCAGTGAAGCTCACCGCTGCAGAGCAGTTTAACAGCAATGCTGTTTATGCACATCTGCAGGTTGGCAAGGTTATCGAGGTCGAGAAGTTCGCTACGAACTTTGATGATGGCCTTCTCAGCTATATGCAGCTTCCATCTGATCCAGGTGCGCTTAAGACTGTTTATGAGTTAACTCGTAGCGGTGACTATGCTGGTAAGCTCGGCATTAGAGCTAACCTGGATGTTAACAATGTTATTGGCGCATTCCGTGTCAATTTAACACTCTGATAAAAATAATATACACAGGAGGAAAAATCCTAAGATGAGTAAGACAATCCAAGAGCTCCTCTCGGGTCTCCCAGCTTGGGAGGCTGCGTTGACTGAGGACGGACATATCGATGAAGAGAATAGAGTTACTATTAAGGAAGCATTTGCGTCTCCAGACGCAGCTGCATTGTTCCCCAAGGTTCTCTCTCGCACACTAAGGGAAGCAGCAGAGCCGCAGTTACTTGTAACTCCACTTCTTTCCACAGTTCGCCTTGGCAAGGGGCGTTCATTGGAATTCCCAGCAGTCAATGCAATCCAAGCTGCCGAAATCCCTGAGGGTCAAGAGTATCCAGAGCAAGCACTCGCCTTTGCAAAGCAGGTAGAGGGCAAGGTCTCAAAGAAGGGCGTTAAGCTCGCCTTTACCGAAGAAGTCGTTGCTGATTCTCTTTGGGACATTGTCGGTTTACATGTTCGTGCAGCCGGTCGTGCAATGGCTCGTCTAAAGGAGCAAATTGCCCTTAGTCGTTTCAAAGACGCAGCTACAGTTGTGTTCGATAACGACAATGTAAGCTTTGATAATACAACTGGTACTGATATCGATGGCGCAGCTAACGGTACGGTTACCTGGGATGATATTATCGATATGGCTGCTGTTTTAATGGCTGAGAATCATGTCCCAACAGACTTCATACTCCATCCATTAATGTGGTCAGTCTTCCTAAAGGATGCAATATTCCATGCTGGCGGCGCTGCTTCTGGTGTTGGTACCAGCTGGGGATATCGCCCTCAGTCGGCACAAAGTGCAGTAAATGCAACTGCTCCTATGGGTTTAAATGTTTTAGTATCTCCATTCGTAAGCTTCACGGCGAAGAGTGGTGCTACTCCGGCTAAGTCTGACTTATTCCTCATCGATCGCAATGAGGTTGGAACACTTCTAGTCAAAGATGACATGAGTACCGATCAATTTGATGATCCAACACGTGACATTCGTGCCCTTAAGATGAAGGAGCGCTATGATATCGTGATGATGGGCGACGGCGAAGGTATTACTGTCGCCAAGAACGTTAGCCTTACCCGTAACTACGAGGTTACTGCTATTAATAATATCGGCAACTGAGAATAGGACCTTAGGGTTAGTTATAGTTACGATTACCCTATGTCTAGGGGGCGGCAGAGAAATCTGCCGCCCCCTAGTTCTATATTGTCTTTAAATTGTTACTATTACATTAGTTGTTTATCTGGCGAGGTATAATGTGGCTTTAAATCTAATAGAAGCTTATACGGTAAGTGTTAATCAAGTTAAAATAAAATTTGCAAGAACAGTTAAAATTAGTTCTATTACTGATTCTAGCTTTAAGGTATTTACTGATGAAAGCACTCCCCAGGAACTGGCTTCACCTTTTGTGAATATAAGCACACTGACTGATTATAACCAAATATCTAGAACAATAACTTTAACATGGGACTACATTCTAGATGAGAATACTGACTATGTTATAGTTGTAACAAATTTGGTAGATGCAACAGGTATAACCATCCCTGATGAGTCAATATATTTTACTAGTCCAGTTATTTCTGCGACTCCTGCGTATCTTGTTCAAGAATCTACTGGGACTGTTATACAAGAAGTATTGATAGAGGACTTTTCTATAAAACCTGATATAGAAACATCATATCAAATTATAGCTAAAAATCCTGAGTTTTTTATAGTTTCTACCTATCCAGAGATAGGTGATTTTTATTTAGAGGATGATGAAAATTTTGGTAGGGTAGTTATAGAGTTTAATCAAAATCCAGCAGCTAATTTTTTAACAAATAAATTTTTTAAAGTTCAAAGAAAAAAAATTCAAAAAATACATTCCAGATGGGAAACACTTGAGGCTAAAATTTCAACAAGCACAGCCAGAAAAGAAGTATATGTCGACCTTCCTTCGGTTGACTCAACTCCTTCCTATTACACTGAAGGAAAAATTTATTATGAGCCAAGTTATAAATATAGGATTACTGTTTCGAAAGAAGTTGGTATCTAATGGCTAATTCTTTATATGCGACGGCAAAAGAATCCTTTCTAGCTGGAGAAATAGATCTTACTCAGAATAATGTAAAACTCTTACTTGTTAAGAGTGGATACATTGTTGATCTTAGTGGTCATATGTTTGTGTCAGATATCGACAGTTCGTATATAGCGGGTAGAAGTAGTATTTTAGATAATGTTTCTATTACATTAGGGGTGTTTGATGCGGACAATGAGACCATAGAGAAGTATGGTAATACTGGCTTTTCCTATATTATTATATATACTGACAGTGGCAATGATTCTACTTCCAGACTCATTGCCTACATAGATACTGCAGATGGTTTGCCAGTTGAGGCAACTTTGGCAGATGCTACGGTTATAATAAATTGGAGTAATACGATATATAAAATATTTAGTCTATAAAGGTTGAACAATGAGCACACAGTATCCAAACTCTTTAGATATTCTAATAAATCCAACTTCTACAGACAGACTTGATTCGCTAGTTGTCCCCCATGCTGATCAGCACGCGAATGCAAACGATGCAATAGAAGCTATTCAAACTGTCTTAGGAACTAATCCAGCTGGTTCTCATTTGACGGTTAAAGACAGGATCATTGCAGCTGAAAACAGTATTTCGGTTCAATCAGTTTTAAATGGTTTAACAGATGTTACTATTACATCCGTAAACACTGGCGATGTCCTGAGGTTTACCGGAGAATCTTGGGCTAATTATCCAGAAAAAGATATAGTTGATGGAGGAAATTTTTAAATGGCGAATATAATTAGAATCAAAAGGAGAGCAAGCATAGGATCTACTGGCGCTCCTAGTTCTTTAAAAAACGCAGAGTTAGCTTTTAACGAAGCCGACAATACTTTGTATTATGGTTTCGGGGATGATGGTAGTGGAGATGCAACTAGTATCCCGGCAATAGGGGGCTCTGGCGCTTTTGTAACGCTTTCGTCAAATCAAACAATTAGTGGCGACAAAACGTTCACCGGCACAGTTTCTTTAGGGTCTTCCGCAACTGCCACCACTCAGTCAGCTGGAAACAATTCGACATCCTTAGCTACAACAGCATACGTTGATAACGCCGTGACTACGGCTACTTATACTTTTACATTAGCTGGGGATGGTGGCAGCTCTCAAGCGATAGACGATGAAGAGACTGTTACAATAGCTGGCGGAACGGCGATAACAACAACAGCCGGGGCAACGAATACACTAACAATTGATTTAGATAACACAGCAGTTACTCCGGGTAACTATGGTTCCGCAACTTCAATTCCAACATTTACCGTAGATCAGCAGGGTAGGCTGACGGCAGCTGGATCAGCATCTATATCGACTACACTTACGGTCGATGCGGATGGTGCCACCAGTGAGAACGTAGCACTTGCCAGTGATGATTTGCGGATTGTTGGAGGTACAGGTATAACAACATCTGTTTCAAAGGCATCAACAGATGTAACTGTAACTATATCCGGTGATGATGCAACTACATCATCAAAAGGAATTGCATCCTTTTCTTCAAGTGATTTTTCTGTCTCAACTGGTGCCGTAAGCATTTCTAATGTTAACCTAGGGACTCAGACCACTGGAGATTATGTAGATAAACTGGTCGCAGGAACTGGGGTAACTTTACTGAATAATTCAGGAGAAGGAGCTACACCAACTGTATCAATTGGTCAAGCAGTTGGCACAACTGATAATGTTTCATTTAATAGCATAACTACAACCGGGGCTGCCTCCAATAACACTATTGGAGGGAATTTAGTTGTTACCGGTAATTTAACCGTAAATGGAGATACTACTACTGTAAATACAGCTACACTTTCGGTAGAAGACCCTTTAATAGTGCTTGCAAACGGTAATAACTCTACTGATTCGGTCGATATTGGTTTTTATGGTCTTTATGACACTTCCGGCTCACAAGATCTATATGCTGGGTTTTTCAGAGATGCCTCAGACGGCAAGTTTAAGATATTTAAGGACTCACAATCAGCTCCTACAACAACTATCGACACGGGCGCAGCTGGATATGGGGTTGCCACTCTGGTAGCTGATTTAGAGGGAACAATTCTTACAGCTTCCCAGACCAATATAACCGGAATAGGGACTATAACAACAGGTACCTGGGAGGCTACAGATGTAGCTATTCTACATGGTGGAACAGGTGCATCTACTGCATCGGACGCAAGAATTAATCTTGGCCTCGAAATAGGAGTTGATGTACAGGCTTATGATGCAGGATTAGCTGATATATCCGGCCTGACTCCCACTGATAGTTATTTTATTGTTGGAGATGGGACTAACTGGGTTACGGAAACCGGTTCTACGGTAAGAAGTTCCCTGGGTTTGGGAACAATTGCGGTTCAGAATTCTAATAATGTAACAATAACCGGTGGATCAATCAGTAGTGTATCGTTAGACCTTGTCACTATAGATGGTGGGACTTTCTAAGACACAAAGGGCATCGCATGCTGTATAATGATATAGTAACCTATGAGCATCCTTACTTTAGGTATGATGGGGTTAGGCTTGTAGAACCTAGTGAAATATACAGTGGTGATAAATTTGGCGAGGCCAGTATACTCGCTGCTTTTATGGTCAATCCAGTTTCAGTAGAGACGTCTGTTGTATTCGTACCTATTGAAAAAATATTTTATGATACTGGATTAGAGCAAATTACAAACACTACATCATCTATATCTTTTTCAGACATAGACGGATATGGTGTTGTAGCTTTTAACGTACTTGATGAAGAGGCTGAAATTATCTCTTCGGCAGAGGTTGTATACATATCACCTGTAGCAAACTCAGAGTCTAAATCGCAAAGTCAGCTATATGTAATATCATCTACTAAAACTACAGGAAATAATATTTCAGCTCAGATACAAATTGACACCGCAATATAGTAAAATTTAAGGAAGCAAAATGTCTAATCAGGTATACGTAAATGATACAGTCAGAATAACTGTAACATTTACAGATTTAAATGGTGAAGGGATTGTAGTTCCCGTAGAGCCTGTAAGCGTGTCAATACAAATAAGAGATAGTTCTAGTAATATAATTTTCGAGGGTCTTCCGACCGCTTTGTCTAGCTCTCAGTATTACTATGATTTTACACCAATAAAAGAAGATACATATTCAATAAAATTTACCGGAATACTCGATAACGGTAACAATATTACCGTTCAGCAAACTCTTTATGTTAGCTCGGCATCGGTAGAGTATAAATCTAGTAACACTCTTGGTAAAGATGAGATAATAATATTCTGTGGAGAAGTTTCACCCTTATACCTGGATCCAGAGGTCTTGATACCGTTTTTCCCAGACGCTTCAGTTATGGAAATAGGTGAAATAGTGCATAATTATTCAAATGAAGTTAAAAAAATATTTTCTCTTCAAGATTCAGAAGATGGCACGAATGTCCCATTCAATGCTATAGAGTATATACAAGCAGCTACGGCATGTGAGCTAAGTAGAACATATGAACTTGGTGGAGATGATGAGTATTCGGTTAGACTTGGAGACTTAAGCATTACAAACAGGTCAGTACCGAGAAGTAATCTAAGTAGAGATAATGCTACCACATGGTGCCAAATAGCAACTGTGTTAAGAAAAGAAATGATATCCGGCAAAGTTGGCCCAACTGCTTTTGTGCCGAAGGGGCTACCCACTAAAGGTTCGAGTAGTGATGGAAAGGTCGTACATCCAGATACTAAGAAGCTTATCTACTTATCTGATAGAGATTTATATGGGCCAGGTCGAAAGAAGGTAGCTAAAGATGACCCCATGCCGGATAGGGATATAAGAAGTTATGATTGATCTTAAAAAGAGTTTTAGAAAAATTCTAAGAGACTGGGGGCATGACGTAAATCTTCAGAGGATGTTGAAAAACGGAAACTATTCTCAAACTCTTGAAAGATATACTACTCGTCATGTTGGTCAAACTGGAGTACGCAACGCTACAGCAACCGCAGAGGGTCTAGAGGGTGTCGATACCAGTTTTGATATGGTTTATTATTTTGAGGCTGAAGTTGCTCCAAAAGAAGGCGATAGAATATATGAGGATTTAGGGCTTGGTATATATAGGGATTACACTATTTATAGAGTAGACATTTCTACGCCAGTTCGTGGCAAGATGGGGAAAGTAGTTTATTGGATAGTTGGAGCGACAAGAGAGAAATAGTATGATACTGGTTAATAGTGGTTCCTCGATGGCAATGAGATTTGCCTTTTACAATAATGGTTCATCTTTTGACCCTTTAGAACAGGCTACTCCAAGAGACTTATATTTCACCATTGTTCGTGGCGATTACGGTGATGGGCAAGTTATAGATGGACCATATTCTTATTTAAATCAATCTTCACCTTCTACTGGTCCAGCTTTAATAGAAAGAGTAGGAAGTGGAGAATATAGGTTCGAATACAAGGTTCCCGAAAATTATGCTAGTGGAGTATACTCGGTAGTATGTCAAACGTTTGATTCAATACAGGAAATAAGGCTTTTATCTAAGTTTCAAGTTAGATCACAATTTAATGAGATAAAGCCAATAAACATATCTGCTCCATCATTAGCGGTATCTAACTTTAAGGCTTTTTATCAATCAATGGGTCGTGGTACAACTGATACCATCCTACTGATAGGCCACTCTGATAATATACCTGTTAATACGCCATTTTTTGCTCGTACGGCTCAGGATGCAATTAATGCACTTGGTGCTGATATAGATAGCCCTCTATTAAAGGGTTTTTTTGATGCCTATGGAGCTGGTGCAAGAGACATTGTTTTAATAGCTGCAGCTCCTATGTCAGAGTATGTATCTAGATATGAGGATAGAAACCAGTCCATAGCACTTCTCGATGATTCAGCTACTCCAATAGGCAAAACTTTTTATGAAAAATATCATGAAAGACTAAATGATACATATACAGCTATTAAAGATTTAGATTTTATAGACATAGTGGTCCCATTGGAGGTCTCCTTTTTGAAAAGCGGTGATATAGATTTTGTCTCTCAGCTATCCACTCACTGCTATGATTTTCATAATTCAACTGGGTTTGTTCAAATGGGGATTATCGGAAGTAGATCTGGTGGTATAAAATCTTCCGATATTGATACACTTTATGATTCTAATATTTTTAACTCTAAATTAACAACTTACGATTTAAATGGAAGAATTATTTCGGATATAGGCAGATTTGTTATGCCAGTTTATGGAGAGGTAACCATGAAGCATAGTCACTTAGCAGTGTCTTATACATCTTCTTTATCAGCCGTGGTAGCTGGAATGATTGCATCGTCACCTCTGAATGTCTCTCTAATAAGGAAGAATATACCTGGTGCCATATCCGTAAATAGCGCCTCTCTGAATAATTCTGAATATGAAAAGTTAGACTCAATTGGTGTAAACTTTGCGTATCGAGGAGCTAAGGCAAAAAGAAATGCTCCATATGAAGTCTATCTTTCGAATGAGTATACTTTAGCTGATAAAAATAGTGTTCACTCAAAGTTGGCACAGGTTAGATTAGTAAAAGATTGTGTTAATCAGATAAAACTATATTCAGAAGAAGCAATAGGAAAATTCTCTTATGATACACTTGTGGATAGAGTAAAAAATTTACTAGATTATTATAAACAAAATAATATAGTTGTAGATTATTCTTTTGACATTCAAGTAAGCGGTAATAGAGAAAAAAGTTTAATATTTTATATAAATTTAATTTCTTCTCTTGGTTTAAAGAGTGTTAGCTTTTCAATAGCAGGAGGGCCGAGAGCATAATATGTATTTAAATAGAGATTTTGTAAGTAGATCAGAAAATAGATGGCCAGATTCAATATATCAAGATCCCCTTCAGGCCCCTGGTAAAATACTGGATTTGAATGGTATTAAAGAAGTTTACGATGGTAAGCTCTCTTATATTGAATTTGTATCAGTTTTAAAAAAAATGTGGGAAGAAGTTTACCCCAGCATCCCAGTTCTCCCCATGGCTTCTGCTCGTCAGGCCTTTTCGGTAATTGAGGGTGATGCGGTATCCGCCATTGGGTCGACATCTGCATTAGACATGTATGATGTCATAATAACTTATGGGGTAGCTCAGAAAAAGGCTCATACTGGTGAGCCTAAGCCTAGAATGCGCCAAAATGTGTTAATACCAAGTTCGTCACAACATATTTTGTCAGACGGTAGTCTGGGAGAAAAAAAAGATAAGTATTACACTATTTATGGGCAAAAATTTCAAAGTATTATAAATTTTAATATTTTATCTAAAGTTAAGCTTGTGGAAGATGATTCTCCTGGCTGGAGTTTATCAGAAGAGGCATATTCCGTTACTGAACAGGTCTTAGATAGATTTGAGGACTTTATGATAGAGATGACTCCTATCTTCAAGATGATAGGAGCATCGGAGTTAGTTTTCGCTAGAAGATTGGCTGATGTTGAAATAACTAGAAACGATCAAGATATAATAAGAAAAAGTATTCAGTATATGCTAACTACCGAAAAAACATTTGCAGCACCTCACGGCACTTTGGAGAAGATAGCAATTGATGCAAGAACGTGGCTTGCAGCCTACTCTGATGAGGATATTAAATCTACTCCAGATATAGATGTAACCATAACCGACCTGCATCAAACAGCAACACCTAATAGTTATTAGTGTTATATATATTATTTTCTTTTAAAGAAGCTGACGTTTGTTTTTATAACTTTATTGTTACTATATTGAAAGATTTCAGTATTCATAGTTGGAGGTCTTAGTAGAACATGAGTATACCAGGAGTAACTACAAGTATAAGAGATCGTTTTTATACGATATCAAGAGCATCTACCTCACCAGGTCCAAGGGTCGTAGCCATAGCTAAGCGCTCAACAGCCGATGGAACAGCAGGTGCAGCAGACCTGCTTGCATTTCGCGCATCAAACGAGAGCGATGTCATAACGGCTTTTGGTGAAGGGTCAGACCTTCATAAGGCTTTTATTGAGCTAGTTTTGGCTGGCACAGAAAGAGTCTATCTAGTATCACTCCCAAGTGATACTATTTTTGACTACACCTCAGGCACTATTTCTAGCAGTAACTTTGGTGGTACAGCAGCTGAGTTGATGTCATCCGCTTTCGAAGCCGCAGAATCGGTTAGACCTTCGGTTATTCTTGCGTGGGGGAGAGGTGGACATCCTGATGATTGGGAAGATCCAGCAACGCCGTCAAATGACGCAAGCTTTGGATTTTATGCGGACAATAACTCTGCACCAGCGAGCAGCTTTGCTTACCAAGTTGCTTATCATGCAAAAAGAATTTCAGAAGACACTTTCCCATGTGTAGCTGTAATTGGTGTTAAGCCATATATGGGTTTGATTGAAACGATGACCCCGACTCAGGTCTCTTCACATTTGTCTCTTACAAATCTTACAGATAGAGATAGTTCAGATCTATTTAAAGAAGTTGGGCCATATGTGGTTGTAGTTGCAACCGAGCTTAAGCCAGTTGGTTATTCATCAGGTACTGAAGACTTCGGATATTCAAACGGTGCCGCACACGTTGCGTCATCAATATCTAGAGTGTCTTCCACTACCTCATTAGTTAATCAACCAGTTTTTAATATTAGGTCTTTAAGATATTCTCCGACAAAAACTCAGAGAACAAGTCTTTCCGACAAAGGTGTAAACACTGTAATGATAAACTTCAATAACTCAGCTGTATATGGAGAAAGTCTTACTTTTGCACAGTCAACTTCTGACTATACTAGATTATCTACAAAAAGAATCATAGATGAAGCTACTCGTTTAGTTAGGCTCCAGTGTGAGAAATTTGTTGGTCAGCCTTCAAATCTTCAGACTAGAAATTCAATGGAAACATCGATATCTTCAGCACTAAGAGGAATGCAGTTATTGGGTGCAATATTGGCAAGTGATTTTTCTGTTACATATATACCAAATCAAAATAAGGCCATAGTTGACCTAATCTTAACACCCGCATTCGAGCTAAAGAATATCGAAATACAGGTATCAATTACATTATAATAAATTACCGTTGGAGGGTAAATAATGACTACTGCTAATTCAACAAATCCAGATATTGACAAATATCTTAACACATATACAACCTTTTCTGGCGCAGACATTGTGGCCAGTTTTGGCGGTGTAGAAATAGGTGCTCTTTCTGGTATAACTTTCTCGGTGACTAGAGAAAAAGCACCTATTTATACGATGGGCTCACCTAATCCTCGCTCTTTTTCAAGGGGCAAAAGAGGTATAGCTGGATCTTTAATTTTTACAGTTTTTGATCGGCCAGCCCTCTATACCATGCTGGACCAAAACCGTGCAGATGTAAACTCCACGGCTCACAAGTTCTTCACTAGAGCTCATAATACTCTGCCGGGAGATGATGGGCATAAGAGGGGTATAGCGACAGTAGAGAGTCAGGGCACAAGTGTAATGTCAGTAGTCCCATATTATGCTGATCAAATTCCACCATTTGATATAACTATAACTTTTGCTAATGAGTATGGACAGGCTGCAGTTAGGTCAATTTATGGTGTTGAGCTTTTGAATGAGGGTTCAGGCGCATCTATGGATGACATTGTTCTTGAGGAGACAATGACTTATGTAGCTAGAGAATTGGGTCCAATGTATACGATCGACATTAACGATATGATTACCGAGGGCGATACCGATCTAGTGGCTTCTAGTTTGACAAAGACTACACTTAGAACTGATATAATCAGACCCTGATTTAATTTAATCTAATTATTTTATAATATACACGGGGGCATTTACCCCCGTGTATATTATTAAGGAAAGTTATGAGCACTCAGATATATCCAACAGTAGACAACGGTCCTGCTGGTGAAACAAATATTTTAAATACAGATTATATTAATACTAATATTTCCTTCTCTGGCGCTGACGCAGTTGCTACAATAATACTACCTCCTATTGGTAGTCAGGGTAAAATTTTTAATGGGATTGGGCAAGTTATTGACTTGGGCGAGCTTCAGACTATTTCCTACTCTATACATAGAGAAAATTCTCCTATAAGAACTATTGGACATGTTAATCCGAAAAGCTTTATCAAAGGGGGGAGAACAATAGCTGGAAGCATGATATTTACTGTATTTAACGAATATGCATTTTACAAAATAAAAGAATACAGAAATTTACTAGGAAGACAAAATGGCTTCTTTGCACCATTGGCAGATATGTTACCTCCATTTGATATGGTTATAACTTTTTTAAATGAATATGGTTCAATTGCAAAGATGAAAATACTTGGTATGACTATAGTTGATGAAGGTCAAACGATGTCTATAGATGATTTAATTACCGAGCAAACATATACATACATGGCAAGAGGGATTCAGCCTATGGTTAAGTATAGTAATCCATCTATAGATGATCCGGACTCAAATCCAGACCAAGTTGCTAGGGATATTCAAATATCTTTAAATGTATTTGGTGACGATGTGGACGAAAGTATTAGAGAAATACTATACAGAAAAGATCCAAGGGAAAGCCTTTCTGCTCAAAATGCGCTAAATGTTGTCCCAACAAATGTCTATTAATTTTTATAAGGTTACTCTATTATGACGGATAATACACCTATAGATATTTTTTCTCAGAATATAGATAGAAAATGGTCGGGCGGTGGAAGGCAATATAATCAAAAACCATCTAACTATTTTGATTATTTTTTTAGCGGGGAAGATGTAAAAGTTTATATTGATGGCCTGTTTGATCCTAGTGATGAGCTAGATATAGCTACATTCGGATATTCTATCCAGCAGCAAAAAGCACCTATTTATGGATACTGGTCATACAACTACGATACCATAATGTATGGCACTCGAATAGTGACGGGAGAATT